CCTATGTGTAGATCTGTAGCTCTTGATGTGTAATCTGTACCAGTGTAGTTAGCGTTTGATTCAACGTTAACATATGGTCCTGCAAGAACAGGACTAGAGAATAGAGTAGCTGCAACAGCTAATGATAATTTTTTCATTTAAAATACGCCTGGAATAATTTGACCTGTCGTGGCGTAAGCTCCTAGAGCTGCCCAGATGCCAAGCATAGCCCAGCGTCCGTTCTGTACTTCTGCGTTCTCGTTCATGGTATATTCAATAGGGGGTTGTAATGCGATAACTTCTGTATCGTTCATTGTTTAAAGGATAAATTGACCGAGGCGAGGATGAAGGTTCAGGTCGCCACGGTATCCCCTATGCCATATTTACATTGTTTACTTCTTTCTTAGCTAACCCTTTACCTTTACCTTTACCTGTCCCTTTGAATGGTGATTTACCTGGACCATAAGGACTACCAGAAGGTAAATCCTTTTGTAATAGTTTTAATTGAGCAGGTGTCAGTGCGTCTTTTTCTGCCATAATTATGGACCTGTAGTTTGTGAAGCGTTTGTAGGGTTCTTCTTACTACCCTTACCCCATGGGTTATATCTTGTTTCGTCATTTGCTGAACCACCTTCAGTATCTCCTGAACCGAATGGTATATTCTTAGCACCTTTACTAGCACCTGATCTAGTTGATTCTGGTGGTTTCGGTGGTCCGTCGTAATGTCCTGGCATTGTTTTTAAAATGATAAGTTGTCTGACCGTTCTAGTTTATCTATGACATCCTGACGGTAAGCAGGATCTCTATCATATCTTCTATCACTCATAGCTTCAACTAATTCAGCTTGACTTCTGAAGACATCTTTACTTGTTTTGGGTGCTTTACCTGTGTACATTGTACCTTCGTATCCGTTTGCATTTTCATACTGAGTTCTTAATCCAGAGACTGCTAACTTAATAGCATCTACACTACCAGTATTAACTATACTATCAAAAGCTTCAATAGATTTTTGGTCTAGATTTTGACTAGCCCAGTTAACCATATTCTCATAAGCTTGTTCCCCACCTGCAAAGTTCTTAACTTCATTTACTGAAGCATCAGATATATCTGCAGCTGGTTCAGCTATGTCTGGTGAGTTTCTTTGAAGTTCCATGTAGGCATTAACTAAATCCCTACTACTCATAGAAGAAAACTTTTCTAATGTTTCAGATGTTAATTCTCCTTTATCATTAAACTCCTCTGAAGCTGAACTTATTAACTCAGCCGCTGGAGAAGCTTGTGGAGTTTCTTCCGTTTCTTCTGTTGTTTCTTCGGACTCCACTTCTGGAGTATCTTCGGTGTCCCTAACTTCTCCGCTATCTTTATTACCTTTTTCTCCAAGTTTACTTTGAAGTTCAACATAAGCCTTTTCTAATTCTGCAGCGTCTTTATATTTACCTGCTAATAATCCTTCTTGTTGAGCTACTAACTCTTCACCAACTGCAAGAGATTCTTGTTCAGCTGGTGTTAAGTTATTACCTTCTCCATCTGTTACTGTATCAGTACCAGCATCGTATGTTAATGTTTCTGCCATTTATTCTTCTGGTGGTTGAATTGCTTGTGATATTGCATCAATCCTCTCTGAAGCTTCAGGGTCTTTAGAAGCATCCATCAATGGTGATGATGCTAATTGACCTGCTTGATCTACTAAGGACTGTTGTGCTTGTCTTTGTTGTGCTTGCTGCATCTCTTGCTGTAACTGTTGTTCAGTCTTAACAAGGTTCAATACATCTATACCTTGAGAAGCTGCTAATCGTTTAATAGCTTCACTAGGATTAATGTATTTAAGTATAGCTTCAGCTCCTAATGTCTGAGCTACTGTACCCATGAACTGTGTTAGTGCAGCGGCATCCATACCACGACCTAATTGATTAACACCAGCTACAATACGTGGTCTTACCACATCTTTAGGTAACTTAGGTATCTGATTTGATCGTTGTAGTACTAACAATGTACGGTTTAAATAAGGTATCAAGAACTCTACAGTAAGTAGAGAGAATAAACCACCTAAACTTTGTTCAAGTTCTAGCTGAGTCATTCGTACTTCTTCTGCTGTAGTACGTTCTGAGTCTCTTACATTAAGTATTAAGAAACCTTCTGATATTCTTTTCTCTAATCCCATCATTAACTGTGAAGCTGTTTGGAAGTCAGCAGTCTTACCTACTTGTACTACTCCAACATCTTCTGGTCTACCTTGAATGATAGCACCATTACCAGCTTGAGATAATGTCTGTGGTTTAGTTGTAGCTGAAGGTGATACTAAGAAGATCACTTTACTTGCTACCGCAGAGCCCTCTACAAGAGCCTGTGATAGCCCGTTAAGGGATCTTAGGTCTCCTATGAACTCTTCTACTCTACCACGTCCGTAGTCTTCTCCATCTACTGTATTGAATCGAAGAACTAACCATGGATTAGCATTCTTTGGTGCTGTACTACGACTATCAGGGATGATCATATCATCTACTTCCTGATGCCATATCCAACGACCACTTTTCTCATCCATCTTAACGCATGTGTATACTTCTGCGTCGTCTTCATCTGAACCTGCATCCGATTGATTGTTAGGATCATTAGGGTACGAGGGTTTAGGTTCAATACCTAGTACCTTTCTACTAATTATTTCTTTAGTAACTATTTCAATTATGTTACCATTACCATCTCTATTAACAACATATCTTTGTAATGGAAAGTGCTTTAGTCCATCTTTACCCATAAAGATAAGAGCATTACCTGATACAATCAGATGTTTTAATGCTTGATGTACTACAACTCTATCATTCTGAGCAGCAATGTAATCTAAGATCATCCTTTCTATCTTAGAGAAAGATAAATCTAATTCACTTCTCATTGCTGGGTCCATGTCTTCTCCTAACTTATCATCTCTGACTTGTAGTTTGAAGAAACTTGTCTGTGGAGGTAGTAAAGCTAACATTAATTTAGCTGCTAATGTAACTACTGCTTTAGCTCCGACTGACTGCCATGGTTGTAGTAAGTTTTTCTTACCACCCTTTTGTTTTAGATCATGTTGTACTAAATACGGTAAGGTAAGTTCTGAACATTCAACTGCTGTGTCTAGAAACTGTGCTCTATTAGTAGCTAGTTGACTGTACCTTTCACTTGCCTTATACATTTAATCCTCCTGTTGTAGAACCTGTTTCCGTTCCTGTATTAAGTGGTATCTTTAATTGATCTGTACCTGTTTTCTTACCAGCTGCAGGTCCAGCTTTCTTTTGTCCTGTACCATACTGTACTGAAGCTACATCATCTTTATCTACTAAAGGTTTAGAATCAGGTAAAGTAGTATTGGTTTCCTGCATTGGCTTAATTGGAGGAGGAGTAGGCAATGCTTTAGGGGTAGGTATTTTAAATAGACACATATTATTAGTCTAATAATTGTTTTACATATTCTACTACACTAGCCTGTCCAGCTTTATACATAATAGAATTAATATCTTCTTTTGGATGGATGGTGTGAGGTGGAAATTTATTTTCTAAATCTTCAATTAGTTTTTCTAGCTTCTCCGAATGGAGGTTAAGCGTACTGGGGTAGATTTGTGTTTGCATGTTCAAAGAAGGCTGGCATACGGGCTGATCTGGTGTCAGAAAGTTGAGGTGCTTTGCCCTCATACATTAATCGGTCTGATGAATCCAGCCAAAAATTTTTGTTCAAATATTTATCGGTAGTATTTATACCTAGAGGTTGAAAGATCCAATTAATTGTGGCCTTCCTAAGTTTGTCCAAAGAATTACTAGGGCGTAGACCCATAGCAGAACAAACGAGAGAATTACAGGCAACATGAATCTGCTCGTCTCTTGAGATATCTGCCGAGGTCGTCCTAAGACCAGCATCACCACAGAACCTAAAAAAAGGTAGGATAACAAAGAAGATTGCACGTTCGGCTACTAATGCTTTTAATATAGTGTGATCAGGGTGAGCTTCCCAAGCATCACGTAGCTTGAGAGCCTCATATTCTGCTTTTTCATCAACGCCTATAGCATTGGTGATATAGGTAAGGGCGAGATCATGTTTGATCTCATCCTTTACATTTGCTTCTAGAAGAGTCCGTGCAGATTCGGGAACCTCCTTTTCAAGTGCCTCTGTAATAAACTCGCCAACTGGTAGCTCCATATGGCGTATTGCGAGAGAACGGTAGATGGCCTCTTCAGCTCCGTGTTTAAGCTCACCAGCTGTAGTCTGGACGGGTGTCCATGTTCTCTTTCTGTCGAGTAATTTTTCATAAGGGTTTTTCATTATTCTTGGCAATCACATGTTATAGGGTTTTCTTGTAAAATACCCTGCAAGTAATCATCAACGTCTTCTTGATCTAATGCTGCATACGCATCGCTCTTATCTTGTACGTCTCCCATCACCTGAAGGCTGTAATATAAGGAGGTTTGAGGCGAAGCCAACCACTCTTCCACGAATTGCTCATCGTATTCTACAACATCACTCCAAGAGTTGAAGCTGTAGCCATGAAGAAGTCCTGTTTTATCATACATGATCATTAACTGATCTGCTACTCTTTTATAGGCATCCCAGCCTACTTCACTTGCTATTTCTACTTGTCCATAGCTATAGGTTTGCACTCCGAATGTCCCACTATCTCTGTCCACAGTGCGGCTGATTGGTGGTGCAATTTCTGGGGTACTCGTAAAGCCATCCAAATCCTTGCTTCGATAACTACAAGAGGCTGTTGGAGCAATTGCGAATGCTCTAACCATATTATTAGCCCTAGCCACTTCAGCGGCAGCTTCAATAGCATATCTAAGTTCGCTGGCAAGATGCTCTGCTCTGGTAACAATAGATCCATTATAATTAACTGTAGCTAATGCTCTACCAAATTGTTCGTAAGTTACTCCGTGTCTTGCAAGTAAGTTTGCAAGTCCGAGGATACCGAGGCCAACTTGTCTGTCGATATTAGACGACAAGTATTCTCCAGTTGCTCCAACACCTGTCCGACTATGGAGCTCGCACAATTCGGACATACCTTTAACGAAACCCTCTCTGAGGGAGCTGGTGTTACAGGCTGCGAGATTGACATGCTGTAACAAGCAAGTTCCACGTGAGGGCAAGTAAACCTCAAGACAGACGTTGCCATAAATTCTTTCTCCGTTTTTATCGTGTTTAATTTTATTTAACCATATGTCACCAGACTTGATGCCATATATTAATGCTTCCCGTGTGAGTGAATCAGTGTTTTTCCACTTTTCGTCTGAAATATCGACACACCTTTTGACCCACGGGAGTTCTGATCTAGGAGTGGTAATGTAATCGATAATGTCAGGATGATCAATATCCAAATGAAGAACGATCGCTCCATTTCTGTATGTGCCCCCTCTGCGTAGTATTTCGTTTAGTACTGAGTAAATTCTTCCAAATGAAACTGGTCCTGATGCAACTAATTTATCAGTTCCTTTAATACTTTCAGTTCCTTTAGGTCTCAGTTTAGATAAATGTATTGCACATCCTGCCCCATTTCGGAGGGCATGTGATGCGAATCTCCAGCTAGCCTCAATGCCCTCTGGACCCTCCATAGAGTCCTCGACAACAAATACAGTACAGCTCACTGGAAGTCTTGATTCTGGGTTATCCAACCATGATTGGACCCGACCAGTGCGGGAGATTAATTCTGTCATTTATATTAAATCCATTAATGTTGGTGGTTCATAGTCTGGTCCTTTAAGAACCTTTCCGTCATCTCGGTAAATTGGTTTACCATCTCTACCAAGTTTAGACATATTACTTTGATGTACTCTATCTAATGCTTCGTCTAAGAACCAGCCCATGTTCTCAGCATACTGATAGCAAACGTAAACTAAATCAGCTAATTCTTTCAGAGCTTCGCTTGGATAGGTAGGATTATTATGCCATAGTTCTCCTTCAGCTTCTAGGAACTCTTTAAATTCCTCTACGATCAGATTCTTCTGATATGTACGCTGCTTCTTTGTATGAGAATTCTTCAGGTTGTATTTTGTACGGAATTCCTTCGCCTGATTGGATAAGAAAGTTTTCTTCATGGTGGAGTTCGTTTTGTAAATAGTGAATAGCTTTTTCTAAGTCTTCGCATCTCTTGAGCTGGCCTCCTTTATGACCAGCTCTACATATATATTTTATTGCATTACCTAAGTGGAAGTTGAGTTCTTGGTCTCTAATAAAATCCCATACCTCAATGCTTCCTCTTCTATAGTAGTCCATTTTTTGAGTAGATTTGTGAGTGAATTTCCTAATACAAAGTTTTGTTTTTGTAAGGCTAAGAATAAGGTTATAATATCTTTTTTATGATCATGATAAGTTTGATTCAACCTGTCTTCAAGTATCCTCATCCGTAAATCCTGTTCATATGTCAATTTTGTAATCGGGCTCGGGAGTCCAAAGTCTAACTTCTTGTTTTTCTGTGTCATAATCATCAATAGTTAATATTTTAGCCAGTCTAGCGTTGAGGATAGCATCATCTTCAGTGAGACCTTTATCTGTGAAAGCTTTGACAGCTGTTCTCCAACTGTATCCCTCTTTATTAAAGAGAACTTCTGCTCTTTTAACTCCAATTCCAGGGACTCCGCCATATCCATCAGTTTGATCTCCAGAAAGACACTGGATAAGGTGCCAAGCTCTTCCGCCGTCAGGTGTGATTGTGAACTTTTCATCTAGATTGTATAAAGTACCAGGGATCTGTTTCATGTCCTTGTCTGGTGAAACTATTATGTTTCCTGGGTACTGGGTAGCGTAAATGCCCATCGCATCATCAGCCTCTAATTCAGGCATGATAATTACTTCAAACTCAGTCTTGAGTTTATTTATAACACGTTTGTACCCACAAGGCTTCTTACGATTTCGGTGGCCTTTGTAACTCGGTGCAATTTTTTTCCGAAAATTTTTAGTATCAGAAAAGAATAGCTTTATATTTGGGAAGACAAACTCATCTCTAAGTTTACCTAATTCGTTTGTTGTTGCATTGTATGCGTCACTGAAGTTAGATGTAACAAGGATAACATCCTCACCAAAATCTAATTCAGTCTCTGCTGCCGCACAGTTCTTGTATACAATGTAATCGGCATCAATTAATAATTCCATAGGTGGTTAGTGTACTTCTGCCCAGTTATAGCCTGTCTGTGCTTCAGCAGCTATTGGACATCGTAGTGAATAATATTCTCCAGCTTGTACAGCTGTAGATTCTAAGCAACCTCTCATGTAACCAGTGTCACATGGGTCGCATTCATATTGTAGTTCGTCATGAACAAATGCTAGTTGATGAGCAGACTCAGGCAAGTGCTTGTAAGCTAATACCATCCACCGCTTCGCAATAACCGCTGCCGATCCTTGCAAAAGGTAGTTTAAAGCTTTGTGTGGCTTATCTACTAGGATACGTCGCTTGTCTAATCCTAGAACATATCCTCTCTCACTGACCTTCTTAACCGCTGTAAGTAATTCTTTAAGACCTGGAATCGCATCAACATACGCTTTTCTGATCTCTCTGCCTTTCTTAACAGCCTGTGTATCAG